GATTCCACGGCAGCATCTTTCTCTCGTTCTGCTTCTCTCCATTTCTTGGTTAATTTAGCAATCCGCTTTTTAACTGATTCACCGTATTCTTCTAGCTTTTCGTCTTGCGGTTTGCTTTCCTGAACATCAGGCTGCTTATCAGATTCCGCAGGTGCGTCATCGGACTTAGCAGTGTCTTCAGTAGTTTTCTCATCCTTAACCTCCACTTCTGGTTCGGCTTCTATTTTCTTTTCTTCTGGTATATTGACCTCGGCACCCGGACCACTCGTGTCGATGTCTACCAATTTACCTTGTTGTTTTTCTTTGTCGTCTGGCATAGTTCCTCCTATGGTTATATGTCATGCAAGATCTCTTCTGGATCTTGTATTGTTGCTAGGACCTCATCTTCATTTAAGATCCTTATTTCTCCCCCTTCAATTTTAAAACGTGAGCCTGCATAACGTGCAAACATCACCCATTCTCCTTTCTTGCACCATGGTCCACGTGGATATCGCTCTTTATCTCGATAACAATCAGGTCCCACTTCTAACACTAAGCCACATACAGTAGCCACATGTTGTCTTTCTGCTGCTGTATCAGCAATATGTACTCCACCTTTTGTAACTCTCTTCGGTTGAAAAGGTAAAACTAAAATTCTCCATCCTGTCGGGCGAGGAAGTTTATTGCCTTCAGGGGGTTTATTCCTGTTAGCTTCTTCTTCGGCCGCAGCTTGTGTTAATGATTCTTCTAAGGCTAATTTAACCTTTGGTAGGTTTTGGGTCTTTGTCGATTCTGACAACTTTTCCGTCATGTACTTCTTGCTCCTTCTTATTAAGCAGGTTAGAGATTTCCTGTAACACTGATTCCAGTGCACTTATTTGGCCAGTAATATATTTATATTTATCAAAGTTGTCAACCCCTCCAGAGGTGACATTAATTGATAATGCAGCGAGCTGTTGTTTTATAGCCCGCTGTAACTTAAGTACAAAACTAAAATCATCCATTATTTTTTCTTTTTCTTCTTCTTTTTTTTCTTTCCCACTGGCTTACTTCCATAAGCTTTTGTCCATTCTTTCGCAATCTTTGGTTCATTTTTCCAGAGATAACGTCTTTGTTTTTCTGATTTAAAGGGCATTATTTCTTTTTAAATTTTTTCATCTTTATCTTCTTTAAATATTCTTTTGTTAACTTCCTACCTAACGTAGGCTTAATTTTATCAATTACTTTAACGGGTTTCGTCATTTTTTCTTAGGTCCTCCATTTCTGAACACTTGGGTTCCCTTTATTCCAAAGATACTCGCTACCACGGTAATCCACAAAGTTTGGAACCATATCGGCAGTGAGCCAAAATGATGGAAGAAAAGCTCCACCTTCTGCATCATTTGCGCATCGTCTGAAAAAACTCCCCAGGCGAGCACTATGATCGGCGCCGAAATTATCAAAAGGACGAATTCGTCCTTGTAATCGTTATCTCGGGATTCTAAAAGTTTGCCTTGATAAGTTTCCTCACCTCGCGCCATGCGTTCTGCATGCATTAATGCTGCATCCGACATTGCCGCTTTGGTCTTCTGTCTATTTTGATATATATGACTCCCAGTCTTGAGAGCCATTTTTGCTAAACCGAACCACATAAATCTCCTTTATAATGTAGGATATACATATGGCGCGTGCAAAATTAAAACCACTTAACTTTGGATTTTTTACTTGCCAGCATTCTTCTTTGTCCACCAACTTGATCTTCGACAGGAATCTTTTCAGAGACTTTATATTCTTTGCCTCCTTTTAAGTATCCATCTTTGTTGGTAAACTGTTTGAAGTTTACGCCTTTGTAAAAAGGTCTTTGTCCATTTGCCATATTAGCTCCTTATTTTAATTCCACCTGTAAGATAGCCATCGCTATTTAGAAACAATGATTGATCAGGTCTTTTAGTATTCAAGGCCTTGGCTAATTTATTACCGTGAGTTTGAATTCCAACTCCTCCGCCATGAGTCATTTTAACTCTTTTAGCTAGAGGTTGACCTTTTTTATTAATAGTCATCTTATCTAATCTTTTTGTCATTATTTCCATCCTCTTTTCGCTAGTTTAGGTTTGCCTTTAATAAGGCCACCTTTCGATGCCCCAACGAACGTATCAATCTGTTCTCTTTGAGGTTTATCACCTACTACATCTGTGGACCCTACCTTACTTTGATAATGAGATCCATATTTATCTCTTGCCTTGTGTAATTTTTTTCCTTTGTCGCTTAATAAAGTACCTGTGGTACTTTCATATTTATCCCCTATTTTTCTAATTCTTTTGGCACCAGTTTTAGGGTCAAGTCTTTTTGTAAATTTTTCAGCTTTTTGTGCATCTTTTTTGGTAGTAGTAGTATATTCTCTTTTATTCTTGGACCAGGTAAATTTTTTCTTACCCGCTTCTTTAGCTGCAGCAAAAGCTTCTTTAAAACTCTTATGCCCGTGAGCTCCATGTATTGCTACCATTATGATGCTTTCCTTTTCTTAGCCATCTTCTTAAATGTCTTCGCTAATGCTTTAGCTCGACCTGTACATCCTGGTTTTGTAATCGGAGTACATTTTCCTTTAGTGCCTCTTGCTTTAATTGATTTGTTAACTTTCTGAATCCATTTACCATCGCCACCTTTTTTAAGACCTATTCTTCCACCAAATTGACGACCTGTACGTCCACCTTTATTATACATAGCTCCACCACGCATACCCATATCAGGTTGATAGTAGCCTCGTGATTGGTCGAATCTTTGTGTACCAGTAATCGGTTGTGTATTTCCTACGCCACCGAGTTGTTTGCTTATTCGTCCACCATGACGATAAGTCGCTATTTTACTTTTGCCTTTAATTTCTATTCCAGGCATGATTAAGCCTTACTTGCGCCGCGGCTTTCATCTCTTCGAGATTTATAGCTTTGGGTTTTTGTAGACTCTGCCCCACGTCTTTCGCCTAAGGACTCGTCTAATCTGTCGTCAGCGGTTTGCTTCTTGCTTCCCTTTGAATAAGGAAAACGTGGTTTGTAGGGTCTTGTTCCAAAATCATTTCTCATAATTTTTCTCCTTCTATTTTATTACACTAACTTCGAGGGCCTTTCAAGGTCTTTACGTCTTTTCTTTTCATAACATCCGATCGCATCTTAGCCTTGTTAGACATCTCTTGTTTAACCAAAGAAGTTTCAGCTCTAAGTTCAGCTAAATCTTCATTCTGTTCGAGTTTTTGCTCGGTCAGGTCTCTAGCCTGCATTAGCTTAGATTTATCTAAGTTAATTCGTGCGTCCGTTTCTTCTTTTTTCCTAAAGTCATCCTGAGCTTTCAAGTCGAGTTCTTGAGATTTCAGCTTGATTAACGGATCACTATCCAACATGGATGTAATTTCTTTTTCTTGCGTCATAAACTCTTCCGTATATTCAGCTATCAGAACAGCTTTTCTAGCTTCCATTTTGATATTAAGCTGTTGCATTTGTTGTTGAGCTTCTGGACCTTGTAAACCCTGGGCTTGCGCCTGTTTCATTTGCATGATCTGTTGACCAAATTCTAATTCAACATGCTCCTGAGCCATCAAACTAATGTGCTCAAAAATGTTCTTTTCTAAGGCTCCCATGATCGGTGGATTGTTTCTAGCAAAATTCGTTGCCATAAAATTCATATGCGCAGTAATATGGGCTCGATGATCCTGATTACGATAAGCTTGAAAAGGTTTCTGAGCCATGGCATCAATATGCTCCAGCGCTGGATCTTTAGGTTGGGGCGGAGGCGGAGGAGGTAAAAGTTGATCGATGTTTTTAATTCCTAAAGCCGAGTACATATTTCGATACGATGCATAAAGATTATGCATTTGAGGATTAGACATGGCTAATTGTAATTCAGTTTGAGCCAACGTCACTCTTTGTGTCATTGAAAAGATATTAGGGTCTGCGACAGGAATAATATCGATTCGATCGTCAAAATCCATTTGCTTAATCATTCGTTGTCCACCTACGACATCATAAGGATATTCCGCGGGAAGATATTGAGCAAAAACATTAGATAATAATTTAAATTCTTGTTTAAGACCGTTGTACAATCTTTTATGAATTGCACTCATCACCCTTGAACCTCTTTCAAGAAGAGCCACCGTTGTTCCAACAGCAGCATTTTGATTACCATCTCCTACTTGCATATCTGCAATCGAAGCGAATCTTTGTCCAGCTTGAACAACAATTCCCATCAACTGTAATAAAGTAGCAGAAGGTTCTTTGTACGGAAGAGGAAAGAAAGCTTCTTTCAAACTTCCGCCTGGAGCATCCACATCTCTAAATTCTCCTGGTTGTAAAGGTTGTGCATCATCTCTAACTCGAATTCCTCTCATTTTAAATCCAGCAGGAAGATTGGATAATGTTCCTGCATCCAGTAATTGGCGGAGAGCAACCGTTGCTGTTCTACTCAAACCGCCAATCATGTGTATAAGTCCAAAACCGTAGAATCCTAATCCTGGCAGGAATTTAAAATGGACAAAGTATTGGACTTTTTTCTTGAGTGGATCATTGGGTTGAAAGTTTCTTCGAATAGATAAAATTTTTCTAGCCCCTGCTTCAAGAGTCACAATATACGGAAGTTTAATTCCTGAAGGTTCTCCTTCGTCATCGACCTCTTCAAATCCTTCTAAATCTAAATTAATATGAGATTCTAAAATAGTATAAGTCGTATCTCCAGCCGTGGTGCTATATGTTTTTCTAGTTCCTTCAAGCTTACGTTCTTCTTCATGAACACGGTCTTCAGTAAAGTTAGGTCGACCTAAATCAATATCAGAATAAAATCCGGAAACTTGTGCCTTACGAATATCATTTTCCGACATGTACATTCTTTGAAAGATGGCTTCTGCATCTTCCAAGGACGTTGCAGCATAAGGAACGATCAAATCATCGGCTTGCACGAATTTAGAAACGGCTCGGCCAATCATTTCATCGTAGTAAACTTTTTTAAAAGCAGAACCTGCGAGTGGCAGGTAAAATAACATCTGATCAAACTCGGCTTCGTACTCTGGCATTTCATGCATGATTTGATAATTCATGTAGTCTTTAACACGCATCCCTTGATCTTCTTTTTCACGTGTTGCCATTCCTAAAATTTGAGTTCGAACAGGACCATCAGAGGGTAAAAGTTCTTTATAAGCTGTTGCTTGAAACTGTGTAACTGCTTCTGCTAGTACCGGATGCGTGGCGCCCGACGCCCCTTGAAATGGCTGAGATCGATTAACATATTTAAACCCTAAAAGATCTAAACCTTGCGTATAAGTTTGTTCCCAGTCTTTCCTTGAATTTTTATAATCTTCGTAGTTTTGATAAAGCTCGGAAGCGAGTCGAGTAATAACGTCGTCAGGGAGTAGGTCTGCTAAATTTGTAAAATGATCGTCACTTCCTTCCGGAGAAGCTTTTCCAGGTTCGAAGTCTATGTCCGCACTGCCGTCTTCATTTCGAGTGATTTCCACACCCTCGTCATTAACGTCTTGAAGTTTTTGAGTCTCTTCAACGATAGTTTCTTCTGGGGATTCAACGTGAATTTTTTCCTTCACATTTGGAAGGGCTTTGTCTATTTTATCTGCCATATGATTCCTACGATCATGCTATATTAACTCGTTTGGGACTAGAAAACAAGCTTACGATGCCGCTTCCTTGAGGGTCCGGTCCTGATAACGGAGGCACAGCTCCGGGTCGTCTGGCAATGTTGCCAGTTTCAATAATTCCACCTTCAGCTTTTTTCTTCAAATGATCAGGAATTATTCCTTCGATAATTTCGTTATATCCTTCTTCTCCATAAACATCTCCCTTGTCAGATATACCTACACCTTCAGGTTCAGGTATAAGCTGTTCTTCGCCTTCAATGTCTCTAAAAATTTTCTTTTGGAATTCTTTGTCAACAAGTTTTCCCTCTCCAGAAACATCGATAATAGAGCCGTCTTTGGCTACCATCTGTTTTGAAGTTGTCATATCTTCCAAAGCTTTAACGGTGTCATCTCCTTCAGTGAAAATATCCTTAAATTCAAACTCATCTCGCATCGGCTGAGATTGATCCGGATTGCCATAAGTAAATTCCGGTTCCTCCACTTTAACTCTTCTATATTCCTTAATGCCTCTAGCCGCCGCTTCAGCATCATCCACTCCAAATTTCTGATAACCTGCTTGTCCTGGTTTAAAGTTAATTTCTCTTAGCATCTGTCCGTCAAAATCATCGACGTACCAGGACATGTTAATTTCTCCCGTTAATGGATTATCTTCCATCATTACTTTTTGACCGTTCTTCAATACCATTTCATATTTATCTCCATCCACGTAATGCTTGTCCGCCAGCTCGAGCAATTTGCCATGGGTTTTAATCTTGGCTATCGCTCGTGGGAACCACGCCGGCATGCCTTCCACGCCAATAAATTTACTTGGAATGTTTTTAGTCGCTGTGGTCGTTGCCGTCTTCGCTGCTTGTTTAATTCCTTTACCGCTAACCGCGGCTACGCCCGCTGCAATCGAGCCCACCAGCCATTTCAGAAATCCTCTTCTCGTCATAGAGAACGGAGATCCTCCTTTATCCATACCGACTCGGCCGCCTTTGCTAAACCAGTCGAAAAAGTCTTCCTGACGTTCGCCGGCTCTCTGGTATGATGCCTTCTGTTCTCGACCTTCATAAAAATCTTTCATTTTTGCGAGCACTTCTTTTTGTTTCTCTATGTCGGCCAATTCGCCATCAAGCATGAGTTCTTCCGAACCTAGAATCTTGGCTCCGATCGCTGTCGTTCCCAGCCAACCTTGTTTGTAAATCGTATTCATTGATTGCGCGTCTTCTTCACTCACGACACCTTTCGCTCTTAAAGCATCAACGTGATCTCCAACTTTTTTATTAAATTTGTATTTGTCCCAGGCCATCGATCCTGCGAGTAAAGCCATTGGAATTGGACCTAATGGAAGCAGTCTTGCTCCCATACCTAAAGCTCTTGGAAGTCCTCGAGCTGCTAATTTTTTAGGATCACCAAATCCATATTTCTCTGTTCCGAAAGGAAATACTAATCTTGTTCCTCGAGACGCTGGAGCCATGGTTGCTTTTCCAATATTCTTCCAGGTACGAGGGTGAAGTCCTAATTGTTCAGCTTCGATTGCTGCTTTCTCTCCTGCCTTGGTTGCTGCCGCAGCTCCCCAACCTGGTCGTGTCTTAGCTAAATTTTTATAATGCTCCCATTTTATATTTCGACTATCTTTAGTATCCAACGCCATCGCCCATACGGCATCAATCGGATTGGCGAACATCTGTCCCATATCGTCTCCTCGTTTATATTGATGCAGCTTCTCTGCGGCATACGCCGGAGGAAGAATGAACTTCATGCTCTTGAAAAAATTACCTACCTGCTTGGCTCCCATCGCTTCGGCTCCGAGTCCTGCGCCTATGCCAATCGGTATCGGTGCCAGCGCTGAATAGACTGGATGATCGGCGATCCAGTTTAGTATGCCCTCTTGCGTTTCCGGATCTCCTTCCGCATTGTCAAATTCTCCTGTGGTTGAGTTGTAAGTCATTTGTTCCGTGGTCGGTGTTTCTTCAGCCTCCGCTCCACCCATCATGGCCCACGTACCAGCGCCCACGGCTCCTACAGCACCTGCTATCATTCCCAATCTTCCAGTCTTAGGTAATTTACTTAAAGCTCTTCTAACCAAACCTGGATTTTCTTTTGTAGTTTTAATAAAACATCCGTCTGCACAGGCTTCACGCCCAAATTCTGTTTGAGATTGACGATTAATGGCTTTCTCAAGAATGGGTTGTAATCTAATAGTTTCCTGCTCTGATAAAGATTCTCCTAATAAAGATTCTAACCACTTTTGAAAATCAAGCTGGCTTCCTCTAAGAGGGCCTTTTCCCGGTCTTACTGTACTTCTAATTCCTTCAAGACCACTAAGTTCAGTGATCCAGTCTTTATGAATTTTTCGTTGCATCCCAAATCGTCGTGGATCGTTCTTGGGTAATTTAGAAATATTATTCCATGAAGCATTAAATGTTTTTAATGCAGCTGCTTCACCTGTATTCGAAGGTGTCGGAGCTGCTTCCACGTGATAAGCATTAAACCTTCTTTTCTGAGGATGATGAATTTCTGAAGGACCTCGGGGTCCATATTCAGGTTGTCCTAACGCTTTATTTAATTGTGCTCTTAATTCTGGCTTAGCTGAAATAAATTGTCTTTTTTCAAATTCAGCAACGGTCTGGTCAAACGTTAAATCACCGGGTTTATACTTATCAATAAATTCATCGACAGCCATGGTTCCTTTAAGATTACCATCCCTACTAATTAATATTTCTCGTCCTGTAGAATCTTTAACTCCGCTATTAAGCCGAGTACCATTAATAATATTTAAACGAGTAGTATTTGAGTAAACATCCGCAAAGGTCGTAGTTTTGGCCTTCGGATCTATTTGACGATTTAAATTCAGTCGAGCGGTATCATACAGATTTAACCATACTGCGTCTTTAGCAAAAAAGTCTCCACCTCGTGGACTCGGAATTCTGTACATTTTACCCGCTTGTTTTCTTCTTCGTATCTTGTCTCTCTCTTGAAGGTAAGGTTTATTTTCCTGATAATATTCCCTTCTAGCTTTTTTAAAATCTTCATATTTTATTGGATCATCCAGGCCTAACCTTTGACGCTGGGTTAAAGCTCCTCGTTTATTTAGAACTTTCTTTTTTAATCTTCCATAAAGCAGTTCATTCTTTTTATATTTTTGATACTCTTCAGGTATTAACTTTTCGGCGTCTGCTAAAATAACTTCTTTCGATAATTGGGTCGCCATAACACTAGGGATATTTAAACGTAGTCGTTTTTCTACAACATTAGCATAATTAAGCTTAGTCCCAAGCAGAGTAGTTCTATCTTTTATTACTTTAAGAAAATCACGATCTTTCATTGGGCTTTCATTAAACAGTTTCTTAAACTCGTCATCAGGAAGATAAGTTTCAGCATCGAAATTTTCCCCTGCTTGCGCTACTACTGTAAATTTTCCTTTCCCTGCTTTTGCCTCCTTTATTAAAGGATGATCTTCTACACTATCAGGGTTGCTATAACCTATTTCCTTAGCAATTTTTTTTACACTAACTAAAGATCCTTCAGGTATATTTTTTAAATGTTGATCTAAAAGAGAAATTAGGTCTTTATGACCTTTTGCAACTGTGCTCAGTTTTAACTCCGGTACTTCTTTATTGACGGACTCAATAGCTGAGTCAACTGATGCAATCGATCCTCTTTTAGTGTGTGGAAAATATTCTTTGGATAATTTAAATTTCTCTACCCGACTTCCAGGTGGTAGAGTTTTTAAATGCGCCTCTAATGCTAATCTAGCTGGACTTTTAACAGCCATTAAACCCTCCTAAACATAGAGCCTACGCCACCGCCTTGAGCAAAACTATCTTTTCCAGGGAAATCTCCCCAATCAAAATCAGGCATAAATTCTTCGATATCAACACCAGCTTCATCGGCCATTTCACCACGGACCCATGTAAGAGCGTCATCTGGATTCTGTCCTTCTTTTTTCATAACGTCTCTAGCTCTTTTTAGAATACCTATTTCTTGAAGATTATAACCTTCTTTAGCTAAACCAATATCATCAAGCTCTTGATCAAAATTTTTAATTAGACGAATACTCGGTCGATCTATTTTTTTCTTAGGTTTAACCACTTTTAAATCAGCTTTACCTGCTTCCGTAACAGGGAATCCTGGTTTAGCCGTGATGCCTAATTTTTCTGCAATCTCTTTACCTTTTTTACTCTCACCGGAAATAACTTCATACCCCGGATAATCTTGATCCATCGCCATTTTAATCGTGTCTTTACGCGTCTTCACGTCGGCAATTTCTGCAATAACTTCTTCTTGAGACATATCGCCAAACCGTCCTTCGCCCTCGTTAATTGAGCGCAGAACGTCGTCTTCATGGTCCAGTTTCGCTTTGTATTCCCCCTTGGTTAAATAGCCGCCAGGATTATCCGGGCCTACCTTTACAATTGGTTTACCGACTAGTCCTTCAAGAATGGCATTTCTTGTTTCACTGGTCGGTCCATAACCTGACGGTCCCATGCCAAAAGCTTCTTGCTTAGGAATTAAGTCGAACGCATTATCGCCGTAGTGTAGTCTAAAGACTCGAACAGGATCAGCGTCCATAAAATCGCCTCCGCCTTTAAGGTCATCCATATTTTTAAGGGATTTATAAGTATTGTCGGCAAGTTTAATTTTTCCTTTGTCATGTTGTGCAAGTAAAAACGGCCTAACAACGGCTCGGAAAAACCCATCGCTCCGGTCGCCAAAAATGCCGCCGGCGAAGCCTTTGCCTTCATAAGATCTTTTAAGAATATCATTTCGAATGGCTTTTTCCGCCGCCTGTCCTTCAGGAGACATTTTCCAGGCCAGATCGGTTAATTTCTGAGCTTCCTCAAGCAAAGATTTTCCTTCTTTTTCAATGTTATCAAGTTGAGATCCTAAATCTGCAAGTGGATTATCGTCGACTACTTTAAATAAGGAACCTATTCCCTCGTGGGATTCTTTGGCCCAATCAGGAACGCCATGTTTATCTTTCCAAGCCTGTAATTTTTCCCAATCCGAGACTTTCGACATGTCTAAATTCAATCGTTCGGCTAACTTTGTATCGACCTTCGATACGTCCATACTCGCTTTTAAAATAGCGGAATCAAGCTTTTGCCGATCAGCTGCTTTCTTCTCTGCAAACTCATCCGCCGTAAATTTCTTGCCCTCCTTGAGGGAATAAATTCCAGCTTCAGGCTTCGGAGGGGGCTTAACAATCTTGTTGACTGTTTTTAAATTGTTTAAAAGTTGATTTCCTTGCACATCATTGAGTTGTGCTAAATATCGTGCCTCTTCATCAAATAATTTAAGAATTCGGGTTACACCTTTATCATCAAATTCTCTTTGAATGGCAAATTCGTTAATAGCTGTATCTGCCATGTTCTTTTTGTTAATTCGTTTGACGTTGGTCCGTGTTCCAAGCCACTTGGTTGGATTGATTCCTAATTTTTCAAATTCGGCGACAAGAAGTTTAAAAAGTTCTTTTTTCATTAGTAATAAGTCCTATCTGTGTGATCCACTTTGTCCTCTTTGTAGTCTTCTGGGTGAGGAAGGAAACCGCCCTGTCTAAAACGCATGATCGCTTGAGTCGTAGTATCGACTAAGTCATCATGGTCCCCGTACGGAAAAGATGCACACTCCTCGATTACTTCTTCTGCAAACTTTTGATCAGGAGCCCATATCATACCAGATTCAAACATAGGTGCAACCGAATTGACTCTTGCGTGCTTGTCGTTTCCTTTTGACGGCGTGAAATTCACGACTGGAATATCCATGTTGCGAAGTTCATAAGTCAATGGCAGCCCTGAAGCTTTTGCTTCAACGATAACCGTGTCTGGAGTCCAATATTTATAGTCAGCAAGAGCTCTTCGTCTCAAGGCGGGAAATTCCCATCGTCCCCTGACAGCATCCAGCAAAATGAGGTTTGCTGGACTGTCTTCGTTTGGGTAAAATACTCCCCATGTTGTGATTGCCGAGTAATCGGCGCTTTCCTTTTTCAAAAAGGCAGTATCGTAGGACT